CCGCAATGTCCAGCAGCTCATATTTATTTTATTAATACAAAACATGTATTCTTAAAACATTTAGGGGATTTCTTTGCAGTGTCAGGTTCAAACCGTCCAGTAAATCAAGGTGTAGATGTTAAAGCACTTACATTCACTGGTAATATGACCATAGATAATTCTAAGGTTCACGGCGTTATGACTGCTTAGTTTTTTTAATTTTAAATATTTTACATTATGTCTAAATTTGCTTCAACTTCTCAAACTATCATACCTCAAGCGATAGATGAGACTTCAACAACTCAAAAACTACCACTAGGCACTAGAGTTGAGGCTAAAGATGTGGCTTCAACTGCCTATGGTGTTGGTGAGTTTATCTATTTAAAAGGTGTAGCTTCTACCGTTGTTGGTAGTGTTGCTTTGATAGATCAAGATGACTTCTCAACTTCTTTGGCAACTGCTAATGATGTTGGCTATCTTGCTGTTGCTATGTCTGCTAATGTTGCTAGCCAATATGGCTGGTATCAAGTTAAAGGTAAAGCTGTTATTAAAGGGCTTGCCTCTTTAGCTGATAACGCTTCTCTATACTTAACTGCAACTGCTGGCTCTTTAGATGATGCGGTTGTTGCTGGCGATAGAGTCAAAGGCTATGCCAAAACTGCTTCTGCTCTTGATACTCCATCAACTGGGCTTGCTGAAGCTGATATCGTTAATCCATTTGTGGATAATGGCGAAGCTGCTTAAGCTTTTTATTTAGGGGGTGTAAAAAGCCCCCTAATTCTAATTAATATAAAAAAATTTTATGACTGATTTAGTTAAATTAACAGAAAGTGAAGCTGAAAATTACAACGGCAACAAGATATTCTTTGAAGAAAAATTTAAGGAATTAAAAGACGGCACAAAGAAAATAGTTTTATATACTAATATAATTAGTGGCAACGATAGAAATACTCATTATTGCCAACCAACTAAAGAAAGAAAAATTATCACTCCAGAAAAAGAAGTTATTTTTAGAGATGAAAAAGAATTATTTAAAAGAGCTTATGACAAGTTTTTAGCTAAAAAAGAAGCTTTAAAACCAACTCCAAAAAAAAGAGTTAAATCAGAAAATAAGCCGATAGTAGAAGCTTTAAATACAGAAACTTTCGCAGAAAATAAAGAATAATGACACTCTTAACCCTTGCACAAGACATTTTAAAAGAGACTAAGGCAAGTTCAATACCTACAACTATCATCGGTAATAATCAAGATAGCGCAAAACAGGTGTTACAAGCCCTTAAAATCTCAATTAAAGACCTTGCACGCTCCTATGAGTGGCAAGAATTACAAAAAGAATATACCTTTGCAGGGGTTGTGTCTCAAAACAATTATTCTTTACCAACTGACTTTGATCGCTTCATAAATCGAACCTTCTGGAATACATCTTCTAATAGAGAGATGGTAGGCACTACAACCGCTAGAGATTGGCGGTTTTTAAATAACAACGTTAATAGCGGATCTATTGAAGAACGCTATAGAATAAGAAATAATGAGATCCTTATTTACCCGACTCCAACAGCAACTGATAATTATATATTTGAATATATTTCAAGTTATGTTGTGGATAGCTCGGGAGGTAGTGGGCAAACTGACTGGCTGGCTGATGATGATACGCCTAATATTGATGATTATATTGTAAGATTAGATGCAACTTGGCGATTGTTAAATATGCAAGGTAGGCCTTACGCTGAGAAGCAAAGAGAAAGAGACTTGGCTTTGGCTGAAAGGATATCGGCTAACTCTAGTAAAGAAACAATTTATCACAATAGCTTTAGTGGCTATAATACTGAAATAATAAGATTACCTAGTAGAATAACGCCATAATGACTGTATTTACACAAAGACAATATTTAGGTATAGAAAGGGAGCGATCGGGGCAAGCTCAAAGAGCTAATGTCTCAAGTCCTTTTGGCGGCTTAAATACTAGAGATGCTGAAAGTGCTATGGAAGCAACCGACGCCCCTATTATGGTAAATTGGTTTCCAAGTCAAGGCAAGGTAACGACAAGAAAAGGATTTACTGAATACGCAACTGGATTAACTGGTAATGTCGAAACTTTAGCAGAATTTAACGCAGGATCAATAAGGAAGTTTATTTGTGCTAATTCTGATGAAATAAACGATGTTACAAACCCATTAAGCATAAGTAATCTAGGCAATGGCTTTACTAATGCAAGGTGGCAGACTGCCAATTTCAATGGCAATATGCTATTAGTTAATGGTGCTGATACTCCACAAGTTTACGATGGCTCAACCTTAAGCAATTCCACAATTAGCGGAAGTGGTTTAACTGTTACAGAATTAGATGGTGTTAATATTCATAAAAATAGAGTGTATGCTTGGAGTACAGATAGTCAAGATTTTTGGTATGGTGCAACAAATGCGATTGGTGGCACTTTTACTAAATTCCCTTTATCAAGAGTTGCTGCATCTGGTGGTAATCTAATTGCTATGGCTACCTGGAATCACGATGGCGGCGATGGTGTTGATGACTACGCTTTGTTTGTTATGAGTAGTGGGGTTTGTGTTTTATATCATGGTTCTGATCCAGGAGACGCCACTAATTGGTCTTTGGTAGGTATATTTAAAATTGGCTCACCTCTTTCAGTTAGAGGAATCGCAAAAGTAGGCGGAGATGTAGCCATTATCACAACTCAAGATTTTATCTTTTTTTCGCAAGTTTTTCAAGCTGGCGGTAATAAGATAAATGACACTAAATTAAGTGGAGCGGCTATTGATGATATTAACGCTTATCAATCAAATTATGGTTGGGAAATAGCAACATATCCAAAGGCTTCTATTGGTGGCTGGCTTTTATTTAATGTGCCAGTTGCAACAAATACTACTTATAATCAATATGTCATAAACACAGTAACAGGAGCAGCAACCAAATTTTCAGGCATGAATGCCAGGACTTGGGGCTTATACAATGATAGCTTATATTTTGGCGAGTCAACTAAAATTATGAAAGCTGATGACGGTTTAAGCGATAATGGAGAATTCATTGTCTGTGATGTTCAAGCTGCTTATAGCGACTTAGGAACGCCGCAAGAAAAGGTTATTAATTCTTACAGAAATGTAATTAGCGTAGATGGCAATGTTGCTTTAAATACAACAACAAGCTTTGATTATGGACAAAACAAAGTTACTCAAGATGTATCATCGGTATCAAGTGGCACCCCTTGGGGTTCTCCTTGGGGTTCGCCTTGGTCGCCGGCAAATAGAATAAGAAACGAGCTTGTAATAGGAAGTGGCGAAGGTGTAGCGATAGGAATGAGAATTAAAGTTAGTTTAAGTGGTCAACAATTAGACTGGTATAGAACTGATTATAGTGTTAATATTAATAATATTTTGTAATTCATATGGGATTTGGTAGTAGTCTTAAAAAGGCTGTAGGTGGTGTTGTATCTTCATTACCCGGAGGAGACCAATTAGCATCTATAGGCATTAGTCCAATAGGATTTGATCCTTTAGGTTTCACTGAATCATCTATTGATTCATTTAATAGATCAAGGGCAGCTCAAGGATTATCTAATTTAACTAGAGAGCAAATAACAACAGCTAACTTATTTAGAAATTTATCGACAGAGCAGCAAAAAGACTTACTTCTTAATAATCCCAATATTGAAACTGCTTTAGGTAGTCAAAAATTTGATCCACTAACAAACACAATCAGACTTGAAGAGTCTGATTTTACAAAAGATCAAAGACTAAGGCAAGAAGCCCTAGCCGCTGGTTTAAGTGGTCAATTAGGCGGTGAATTACCATCAACAGACCCCTCGGCTAGATTTGAGCAAGGCAGGGAGTTGCTAGCCCCGCAATTTCAACAAGACAGGGAGCGATTAGAGCAACAATTAGCAGATCAAGGAATACCAAGAGGAAGTGAGGCTTTTAATAAGGAATTGAACAGGTTAGAGGAGTCGCAAGGCAGACAATTACAAGAACTATCTTTTAATTCTGTGCAAACCGCAGAGGCTCAAAGAGCAGCAAGATTTAATGAAATATCTTCTTTACTTGGACAACAACAAGTCGGGGGTGTTGGTTTTGGCGATTTTGGAGCGCAAAGAAGCGGTTTAGATTTATTTGGGGCAGAGCAAGCAGGATTAAATAGGGCTTTTCAAGGAGACCAAGCAAGAATGCAAAGATCGGCAAATAGCAGAAATGCGATGATCGGGGCTTTAGGTAGCTTAGGAAGTGCTGGAATATCTGCTGGCATGGCTGCTGCTCTTTCTGATATTAGGCTAAAAGAAAATATAGAATTAGTAGACTATTCCAATAAAGGGCTGCCAATATATCATTTTGATTATATCAACAAAGATTATGGAGAAGGTCGCTTTGAGGGTGTAATGGCTCAAGATTTAATTGATATTAAACCAGAAGCCTTAATTTTTGATAAAAGCGGTTATTATATGGTCGATTATTCTAAACTTGATGTCAATTTTAAAAGAATTCAATAATGGCGGTTGATAGGAAAATTTTACAACAAGCTCTAGCTAACGCAGGGCAAATACAACAAAGGGCTGCAAGTGGTCAAGGTTTCGATCCTAGAGGCGGTTATGGCGTTTTGGCTGCTCAACTTGGAACAGCTGCTATTGGTGCTTTTGCTGAAAAAAGAGCAAGAGATAAATTAGTAGAACAAGACAAGCAAGAGCAAGCCGCATTTGGCAAAGCTTTACCACAATTTGCAGGTTTAGCAAGTCAATTATCACCAGAGACTAGGCAAGCTTTGATTTTAAAACAAGCTAGCTCACAAATTGACAGCCAGTTTGCAAAGCCTAAATTTTCAACTAGAGATACAGCTCAAGGTGTAGTTAGAATAAATGAAGCAACAGGCGAGGTGCAGCCTTTAATGACTCAAAGCGGCGAACCTTTAAAACCTTTTGATAAAGGGGCAAAGGTATCTGTCAATGTAGGTGGTGAAGAGCCAGCATTTAGGAAAAAACTAGAAGAAGGTTTAGGCTCAGGAACTGCTGCGAGAATAGATAAAATTAGAACTGACGCAGACAATGCAACGGGTGTATTAACTAACCTACAAACTATTGAAGAAAATTTACAGAATGTTGGAAATACTGGTGTTCTTGATACAACTAAGATTTTTGTTAATAATCTAGGGAATCAATTAGGATTAGATATTAATTTAGATGAAACGGCTTCTTTAGAAAAAATAAACGCAGCAAGTAAACAACTATCTGTGCCATTAGTTAAGCAGCTAGGCGTTAATCCTACAGATAGAGATGCTAAAATTATTGAGGCAACAGTTGCGGGTTTAGGTAAGTCAAAACAAGCTAACTTTGATTTAATATCTTTAACTAGACAAATAGCTAATAAGAAACTAGCACACGCTAGAATAGTTGAAGATTTAAGAGAGCAAGGACAAGAAAGAAAAATATCTAGGGCAATTAGAGAATATGATTTAAACAACCCAATAAAACAAGCTCCAAGAGCG